GTACTTGAATACTTTAATTTTCGACTTCATCTTGTTCCTCATCTAGCACTTCAACGTAAACATCTATGGCTTCACGTATCAAGTCAGCGACTGCAACTTGTTCGAGACTAACCTTCTGCATCTCGTGTGCATGCTTACTAAGTCTGTCATACTGATCTTGTTTCATCAGTAAATTGTATGTCTTTGTAGGCTCAAGAATCTTGTTGGGTCTTGGCATCACGTGTTTCCTTTGTCATTCTCTTGTCTTCTTTATCCCTACGTTTATCAGGGATAACTTGTTTACCTAACCTTTTTAACTGTCTTGCTATAGGATTGATTTTACTAATCTTTTTCATAACTAGGTTTTCCCTATAGGTTACTCTCTTAATGGAGTATCCGATTTGTCAACTGCCGTCAAGCGAAAATTTATCATTGACAGGGTTTTCTGTGTCGATTACTGTCCGGCCAAGTCTTTGACGATAGGAGAAGCAAATGAAGTCACCAAGCTGGCTGGCGGGGCATGTCGAATCCTTAGACATACCGCCCATGACGACGGCACGATACGACTGTCCTGTCTGTGCCAAGAAGAATACATTCAGTGTTACGGATGATGGTATGCAACGGCTGTGGTACTGTTTCCATGCCGACTGCAATGTCAAGGGAAGAACGGGCGTCACACTGGATAAGGACTATGCGGGTAATGTCTTCAAGAAGGCTACACCCAAGCCTATCCCGAAACCGACGAATAGTCTGTTTGAAATACCACACACATTTGTGCAAGTGTCTCGCAGTCAAGACGCAGAGTTGTATCTGCGAAGGGTGGGCTGCTATGAAGCCTACTTGGCGAACAGAGCAGACATTCGGTATGATATTAAGAAGGATCGCGCTGTGTTTCTAGTCAAGAGACGCGGTATTGTAGTTGACGCGGTGGGGAGACTGATCAATGGAATTGGACCTAAGTGGTATCGTTACGCTAGTAGTAAACACCCTTTTCTTTGCGGCGAACATACTTGTGCCATTGTCGTTGAAGATTGCGCTAGTGCTTGCGCTTGTTCGAATTTGGCGACAGGTGTCGCGCTGTTAGGCACGAACCTACTACAAGAGCATATCGATACACTGCGTAAGTACAGCAAGGTTATTGTTGCGCTTGACAAGGATGCCACGGACAAGGCAATAGAAATAGTGAGAGTGCTGTCACAGTCGGGCATATCAGCCAAGCTGGCAGTGTTAAGTAACGATTTGAAAAATATGGAAAAGGACGAACGGGATGATTTCTTACGACACCAAGTCAACAGATAAACAGATACTAGGATTCTGTTTGAGTACTGATTTTTTCAGTAGGGTAGCCAACATAATCAATCGTGACATGTTTTCGCGAGAGATGAAGGACGTATTCGATGTGATATCTTTTTGTCACACGAAGTACGCGAAAGACTTGACAGTGGGTGAGTTGTCTGTCCTTTTCGATGACCGCAATCCAGCCATGCCAGACAGCACTCGCGAGAAGGCGCAGGAGTTGATATCTGGACTGTCTCCCGGTAATCCGGAAAACATAGACTTGCATATGGACTTGGTGAATAGCTTTTGGTTGCGTGACAAGGCGCGTCAAATAGGCGAGAAGGCTATCGATATATTTACTGGCGACAGTGAAGAATTTGGTGAACTTCGGCGTATGATCGAGTCAGTGGAAGATGGCAGGATCAGTGACAAGACTACTTACTCTGAAGTCACTGAGGGTCTCCTCGAACTGCTGGAGGATCATGGGGGTCCACCCGACTTCCCTTTCGAGTTCGATCTGATCAGCGAGAAGGTTGATGGTTTAGATCGTGGCAACCTTGGTATAATCTTCGCAAGACCCGAATCCGGCAAGACTACTTTTTGTTGTTTCTTGGCTGCGTCCTATACACGGCAGAAGTTTAAGGTTTTGTATTGGGCAAACGAGGAGAAGGCAGAAAAGATCAAGATACGCTTTTGTCAGAGTTACTTCGGTGTCACTCGTGCAGAACTACAAGAAAACAGTGCGCTGTATAACGAACGTTACATCACGGAGATAGAACCCTACTTCCGCATCATGCGATCTGTAGGCACGTCTGTCGAAGAGGCGGACGAGTTCATCAAGCTTAACAAGCCGGACATCATCTTCATGGATCAGCTAGACAAGTTTCGCATCAAGGGTGACTACAGCCGTGGTGATGAAAAGCTGAAGGAGATATACGTCAATGCACGAGAGATCGCTAAACGTAACGACGCACTGGTGTGGGCGGTATGCCAAGCATCCTACGAGGCGGAAGATCGTCAATTTATTGACTTCTCAATGATGGACAACTCTCGTACTGGTAAGGCAGGTGAGGCTGACATCATCATGGGTATTGCCAAGACAGGCGGCAGTGACATTGAAAACACGCTGCGTGTGTTGTGCGTATCCAAGAACAAGCTGAACGGATGGCACGGGCCTATCAATATGCATATCGATGTCCACAAGGGGATATACTACTGATGAATGTTCTTACGTTTGACGTTGAGACAACACACGTCGAGAAAAAAGGTGGTGGCTACACACCGCTACCCTACTTCGGCAATCGTCTAGTCTCTATAGGTTACAAGTGGCTGGGTAGTAGGGTAGACTATGACTGCTACTATCATTTAACTGAGCCAAAAACCCCCGCTGCTGCGGAAGGATTTCAACTGGCACTGAATCACGCTGACTTACTGATAGGCCACAACATCAAGTTTGATTTAACATGGGCAAGGGAGTGCGGTTTTGTTTATGATGGTAAAGTCTATGATACGATGGTGGGCGAATATATACTTGCCAAAGCGCAGCGTTGGCCTCTTGGACTTGCTGCTCTTGCAGAAAAGTATGACGTCACCAAAAAGGAGAAAGACCTTGTTACGCCATATCTTGAGAAGGGGTACACGTTCTACGACATACCGTGGGACATCGTACGAGAATATGGAATAGCAGATGTTAAGGCTACAGAAGAGATAGCCCTAAAACAGTTAGAAGCCTTTGGCACAACCTTCGAGGAGATTTGCAGTGAGCCTGTTAGAGACACTGAAGCTGTCGCTTGAAATGACAGACGTCCTGTCCCGCATCGAACGGAACGGACTACGAATAAACTTAGACACCCTAGAAGAGATTGAGGATCAGTACCGTCAAGAACTACTGATTTTAGAGGGCGAACTGCAAGGCATGGCGCAGGAAGCTATGGGCGACACACCTGTCAGCCTGACCAGTCCCGACGACAGGTCGAAGCTTCTGTATTCTCGCAAAGTAAAAGACAAGAGTGTGTGGGGGCGTCTGTTTAACTTGGGCATGGAGCGTCGGGGTGCGACTATGAAACCCAAGCAGAGACCCCGCATGTCCGGCAAAGAGTTTAGGACTAACGTGTCGATGAACACAGAGGTCATATACAAAACCGAAGCAGAGAGGTGTGCAGGATGTTCGGGGAGTGGACGCATTCGTCTTACTCGTAAGGACGGCACTCCCAGTAAGGCGCTGCGTGTCTGTAAGGCGTGTATCGGCGAGGGCGTGATCTACAAGCCAACCAGTGAGGTGGCCGGATTTAAGATTATCCCACGGAATGTGCGTGATGTTGCGTCCGCTGGCTTCCGCACCGACAAGGAAACACTAGAAGAAATGTCGAGCAGCCTGTCAGGTGACGCGCGACTGTTTGCTGAGAAGTACATAAGATACAATGCTTTACGCACCTACCTTAACACTTTTGTAGAGGGTATGAAAAACAATGTTGATGACCACGGCTTCATCCATCCGGAGTTCATGCAGTGTGTTACGGCGACGGGTCGCCTTTCGTCTCGCAATCCGAATTTCCAAAATATGCCACGCGGCAACACTTTCGAAATCCGCAAGGTGGTCGAGAGTCGTTTTGAGGGTGGACAAATTATTGAGGGAGACTACTCGCAACTCGAATTCAGAGTAGCAGGATTTTTAGCCCACGATGAACAAGCCTATGCTGACGTCAGGGACGGCACAGACGTACACAATTACACTGCGTCGATCATTGGCTGTTCACGACAAGAGGCCAAGGCACACACCTTCAAACCTCTTTACGGCGGCACCACCGGAACACCGGATCAACAAAACTACTACCGTGCGTTCAAGGAGAAGTACGAACAGGTCACAGAGTGGCACGAGGACTTGCAGAGAGAGGCAGTCGAGAAGAGGGTCATTACCCTACCTTCGGGACGACAGTACGCATTCCCTGACGCGCGTTGGACGAAATACGGTACAGCTACGCATAGGACGTCGATCTGTAACTATCCGGTGCAGGGGTTTGCCACTGCAGACCTATTGCCTATTGCACTAGTCTCTCTAGAAAAGTCTGTGCGGGACTCCGGTATTAAGAGTGTCATATGTAATACAGTACACGATTCGATTGTTATGGATGCTCATCCAGACGAAATTGACATCTGTGTAGACTTAATGAAGCATGCCATGCTGTCTCTTCCCTTTGAAACAATGAGAAGATATGGCATCAGCTATGACATGCCTGTGGGAATAGAAATAAAAGCAGGCAAAAACTGGCTTGACTTAGATGTTGTATATGGATAAGATCAATCTACCACCCCTCATGAAAAGGAGTTTAGGAACATGACTGGGACACAACTTATGGAAACACTAGATGACTTCGGCGCTATGGCCAAAGCTTTCCGGAACGACGAAGTAGAGTCGCTGATGGAAATGACCGGGCAGGGTGCTGTTCAAGAACGTGTCGGGCTTCCCCGACTGAATATCAACTATGACACAGAGACAGATGATGGTCGGTCTCTTGTTCGTGGAACGTGGAAGATATTTTACGGTGGTCAGATGATTTACGCAGATAATGTCATCGTGCGTCCACTTCTTCGTACTTTTGAGTATAGTCTGTGGGATGCAGAGATGAATGATGGCAGGGGCGGTTTTTACTCTAAGTCTGTTCAGAAGACCTCGTTTGGCGGTCAATTCCCCGATAGCGCGGGTGGCAACAAGTGTGGTCGCTTGACTCGTGACGAGGAAAACGGGCTAGACAAAGACGATCCTGTGTACATCAACTCTCGCGCTGTGGTGTGCAATCAAGTAATTTATGGTCGTATCACTGGTGAGTTTAAGAACGCTGATGGTGACGTCTTCAATCTTGAGGGGGAACCTATGATTGCCTACTTCAAGCGTTCGGGCTTCAAGCCTATCTCTGACTTTATCGATGGGCTTACTAAGAAAAATAAGCTTATGGCGCAAGTAGAGATGAAGCTTTCGACTATGAAAAATAAAAAGGGAAGTGTTACTTACTGGACGCCTGTCGCACAGATGGGTGAAACAGTGAGCATATCTGACAGTGACAAAGACTTATTCAGCCTCTTTGCTGATACAGTCAAGGGTCACAACGAATCGGTTATGGACGAGCATCGTCAAGCAGTGAAGGAAATGGTGTCTGACAGTGACGTCGATCTTGCTGCGGAGTTTGGTAGTGCTGACGCTGCTTAACATCCAAGACTTTATGTCTAGGGCACTGCGGGGGGACACTGATGTTCCCCCGCAAGTTTTAGAGGAATTCGCAGAAGACTGTAAGAATGCCACTGCCTCTCAGCTTACGCGGGAGAAACGAGAGTGGCGTCCTCGTATGTCTGGTCTTGGTCGCCCAATCTGTCAACAGATACTTGACAAGCAGGGCGTCGAGGAGTCGATGTCCTACAACACTCTTTTCAGATTCCTGTTTGGTGATATCACAGAGAGTATCATTATGCTGATCATGAAAGAGGCTGGTGTCGATGTGGTGGACTATCAGAAACAGGTCGAACTTGACTTAGACGGTATCCCTATCAGGGGAACCTTAGACGTTATCCTGCGGGATGAGACGGGCCAAAAGAAAGTCTGGGACATCAAGTCAGCAAGCGACTACGCATACAAGTCTAAGTTCACTGGTTTCGAGGGCTACGAAGGGATCAAGAAGGATGACCCCTTTGGCTACGTCATGCAGGGCTTCCTGTACGCAGAGGCGACAGGTCTACCGTTTGGCGGCTGGATTGTAGTGAACAAGTCGAGTGGTGAAGTGGCTGTTGTCGAAGTTCCGGATTGGTGTCAAGAAGACAAGAAGGAATACATCGAAGAGGCCAAGCGTCGTGTCAAAATATTGACAGACCCAAATGTCAAACCTTTGAAGCCTTTTCCCGATACGTTCGAGACTTACAAGCGTCAGGGGGAAGTGATCCGCACCGGAAACAAGGTCTTGGCAAAAGAGTGCAACCTGTGCGGCTATCGACATCACTGTTGGCCGGACGCGGAGATTCATCCGAAGGTCACATCTATGGCCAAGAATCCTCCGAAGGTTTGGTATACACGCTTGAAGAAGAAAGAATTGTAGGCTGATGCCGTACATATTTGTTCGAGATTACGCTAATGAGTTGTTCGAACTGAACGATGGCTTACACCACGTAATCATAGAATCTCACAAGAAAATAGGGGGAGAGCGTAAGCTTAATCGTATTCGCATGAGTGATCGTGCGCTTCCTCTCACTTTGCGTGAAGATTTTTCTGAGATGGGTTCCCTGACAGCAGAGACTGAGAAGCGGGACATACGCCTACTCGAAGAAGAGATTAGTAAAATCAGTGCAATGTCACAGTCCGGAGTTAATGTATGCGTTCCCTTGAGTCCCCTGACAAACGAGTTGGATTGCCTCGCAAGACTGTCCCCAAAGGTCGCGGGGTACGTGCTTCAAAGGCTAGGATCAATAGGAATGCGTCTTTGAGAAAGTCATCGGCAGGAAAGGCAGGGTTCCGGTCTAATTTTGAATTGGGCGTTGCTAGGTCATTGAAGAGACGTAATATCCCCTACGAGTACGAAAGTGTGAGGCTTACGTATATACCCAAGCCGCGTACCTATACGCCCGATTTTTATCTTCCGGATCAAAAGATGTTCATCGAAGTGAAAGGATACTTTGACAAGGGTGACAGAGTTAAGATGCAGCTAATCAAGGAACAGTATCCGGATCATGACATTCGCATAGTGTTCTTGAATGCAAAGAATAAGATATACAAGGGAAGCAAAACAACGTACGGTGCGTGGGCTGACCGACATGGCTTTAAGTGGGCGGAAGGTTCAATCCCAGAGGAGTGGTATAAGGATGAATGATAATACGGAAGACCTCGAAGAAGCTATCGAAAGAGCAAGCTTGCTTCCCAGTCGCTATTACATTGTGATACGAGATTCTGAAGAAGAAGAGGGCACTCTCAAAATGATTGCCTATGATACTACCAAGGAAGAAGAAGATGACGAGTATATCCCTGCAGGTATCGTTCTGCTTTCGGGTATTATGGAACTTATAGAGAATGATTTCGAAAGAGTCATGAATGCAGGGATGGCTCGAATATCTTTTCAAACAACTCAACAAGATATGCTAGAAGAGGTATGCAAAGAAGAAGCCACTGTCGAACATCTTCCCAACTCTAATATTGTGAAAATCAACTTCGGAAAAGTACAATGAGACACGAACAGTTTATGAAAGCAAAACAGTGGTCCGCCGACGAAGACAAACTTCTTGACGAACATTACAGTGTTAAAACAGACATGGTAAATTCACCGCCGCACTACAATCAAGCAGGGATTGAGTGTATAGATGCTATCCGCGCTGCTACAGAAGACGGATACGAGTACTACCTGCAGGGAAACATAATAAAGTACCTGTGGCGCTATCGCTACAAGAATGGCGTCCAAGACCTAGAAAAGGCGAAGTGGTACTTAGAGAAGCTTATTGAGGAGACAGTTGATGAATAATATGCTACCTACCCCCTACCAACAGTTTATACACAAGTCCCGTTATGCACGATGGCTTGATGATGAGCAGCGCCGCGAGAACTGGGATGAAACTGTGTCCCGCTACACAGATTTTATGGCTAATCACGTTTGGGAAAATCACAACTTCGACATACCGGAGCGTGACTTTCTCGACATCCAAGATGCCATTCTTGGCCTAGAGATCATGCCGTCGATGCGGGCTATGATGACTGCAGGACCAGCCCTCGCACGAGACAACATCTGCGGATACAACTGCTCATACATCCCTGTCGATCATCCCCGTGCGTTCGATGAGTGCATGTACATCTTGATGTGTGGTACAGGTGTAGGTTTTTCTGTCGAGCGG